TCGTTCGCCATCATGGGTAGACCGCCGCGGGTACCAGCTCTGACCACCAGACCGGGTTGATCGCGCCCTTCTTGCGCACTGAGCACAAGAGCAGCTCGACCTCGCGCTGGGCGTCGCTGTGATTGCGCGGGTAGATGTGCTCCTCGCCCGTTGCTGGGTCGATGAACAGGTCGTGCGTGCGGAAGCCGATGTTGTGGCGCAGGACGCGGCCGGTGTCGGTGTCGTAAGCCGTGACGTAGTACTCGATCACATCGATCGGGCCTTCCTCGAACAGCTCGTATTCAACGTCGAAATCGTAGAGCATGTCAATTAACCTTCTTGGTGAAGCGGCCCGTCTTAGGGTCACGCGGGTCGACAGCCTTGGCGAGCTGCTCTTTGAGCGACTTGATAGCGTTGTTGCGTTGCTCGATTACGAGACCTCTTACGGTCAGCTCGGTAATTAGGTCGGCGTTGTCGCGCTCCAGCTTGAGCAGCCGAGCCTCCTTCTTGGCCCACTCTGCCTGCTGCTGCGTCTCTTCGATGCGGTATGTCTCATAGCCTGCTTCGAGCTGGGCCTTGAGCCTGCGGACCTCAGCCCATGGATTGAAAATGCTCATGTCAGTACTCCTCCTCGTCAAAGATTATCTTTTGGTACTCAGCCTCGACGTGATCGAGGTAGGCTTGCTCCTCAGGCGTGAGCGGGCCCTTCTTGCTGAAGATGGCCCAGAGCTTGTCGTCCAGTTGGCGGACCGGCGTGGTGATGAGAGGGATGCTGTGCATGCCGATCACCCAATGTGCACAGCGTTGTCGGCGTCGATCGCGGCGAGGAACACATCCTCGACCGTTAGCTGGCCGTGCCAGTCTTCAAAGCCGTCGGTGTCTTCGCTGCGGTAGTCGTTCCAGCGGTCGGCAAGATACTCGTCGCGGATCAGCTCGAGCTTAGCTTCATGCTCGAGTGACAGCTCGTCAGTAGCGAGGTAGTGCCTTACAGCTTCTGCCATCAGTGCTGCGGTGCGTTCGTCTTTGGTCCAGTCAATCATGTCGATGTCTCCTTGTGCTTGCTTGATGAGACTAGCCTTAGACGTGCAAGCGATTACTTGCAAGCCCTTTGTGCAAAATAATTCACTTTTTCTTTTCGAGCGTCTCGCGCGCCAGTTGCATGGGCTTTGGCCAACCGCCTGCGATGCGCTTCAACGCGGCGCGGAGCCGCTCGATCTCGTCGAGCAGCTCCTGACGCTCTGGGTCGGTCATTGCCCCTTCTCCCGTATCTCCAGCCCACGGGCGTCCAGTGCGGCGCGGATTTCTTTGACGTATATGTCGTAGTCACAGTAATCCCTATCGTCGCCGCCAACGCTCCTTAGAACCTCAATCAGCGGGTCAGGCTTGGGGATGATGAATTGGTCAAAACCTTCCCATCCCATTGGGGCACCAACCTCGTTATATACTTTTGCCGCATCGCTCACCTTTTGCTTAAAGGCTTCGTGCCGTTCGATGGCGCGGTACAGTGCAATCTGGCCCGCATAGTAGTCAGTGGCGTTTGGATATTCGCGGCGCACCTCAATAATTAGCGCCGTTACTTTTGCTCCAATGTTGGTCATATCGTCACCTGCGGAAGCTCGTCGCCCTCAGACGTTGTGACAAGGTGCGTCTCGTCCTTGATCTTGTAGCCCACCTTCTCGAAGCCAATGAACATGGCGGCGACGGTGTACTTGCCCTCAGGCGTGTTGGCGTTGACCGTAGCGATCAGAGCGCCGGTCTCAGGGTGCACGAACTGGAGCTGGCCCGGCATCAGGACGTTGTCCCGGCAGATAAGGTCAGGTTTTATTGCCATTATTGTGATCCTTTACAGTCTGAGCGTCGAGCGCCGGCGATGCTCGCCGATGCGATCTCTGCGGTCGTTTGGCTAATCTCTATGCGCAGCACATCCGCAGTGGACGTGAACGAGATACCGGCTGCCTCATAAGCGCAGAACAGCCTGCCGATCTGGGCAGAAGATAAATCCCCGCTAAAGATCTCGAAGCGCGCAAGTGAGATCTTAGGGACGTCCGCCTCGTTCGCGGCGTATTCCTGCGTCCAGTTAAGCGCCGTGCGCGCGACGCGGCTCAGCAGGGGAAACCCACTGACGATCGGTGCAATGCTCATAGCAAGATACCCACGATCGCGAAGACCAGCAGCGCCACAGTAATCATCGCGCCCATCGTCACGAGCGTGACGGTCGGTGTCGGCGTCGGCGCATGTATCTCACGCACGATCGGCCCTTCATGCAGTATCCAGTTCGGCGTCTCGGACGAGCCGAACCGCTTCGCGTGGTCGAACACCTTCTGGCGTATCAGGTCGGCGCGGCGCAGCCCGACGCCGTGGACGTCAGCGGCCAGCGCCTCAGCCTTGGCATCGAGGATGTCGCCTGCCGTCTTATAGCCGGCGCGCTCGAGGTCGTCGAGCAGGCGGCTCGTTGGCATGATGTCGCCCAGCGGGATATAGCGCCATGCGTAGCTTAGGTTGTCAGTCATTGGTAGTGCACCTCTTTCAGTTGGTTCAGGATTGTTTCACGGGCGTGGGCAACGGCCTCTTGCCGCTTGGTGATAGACGCCTCGCGGTCTATGTCTGCAAAGTCATCGGGGTCCGCATCGGCGCGTTGGATGTCGTACAGGGCGATGACTGCGCTCTCGTGGGCCAGCAGCAGGCTGTGTATCCTCATTCGGCGCGAGAGGTCGCTGTATGTCGATGGCAACCCAAGGGCCTTGTCGCGAAAGTTCACCCACTCTCGCAGAGACGTAGGCCCGAAGTTCGAAATTCTGAGGAGTGTTTGGTCCGAAAGGGTCCTCGCCTCCCCGAAGGTGCGGTCGTAGCTGAAGTGCGGAAAGTCTGGGCGCTGTCCCTTATACAGGGCGTACTTTACGCGAACGCTCAGAGGCAGGTCGCGAATTAAGGTGTCGTCAGTTACGGTCATTGGTCTTGTGCTCCTTTGTTGTCCGTAGTGTCTGTCGCGCTTGCGCCGTTGATCTGGTAGGGCGTGCCCTCAACGATCGCAGCCTCGACGTGGTAGCGGTCGCGGACTTCGCTCTTGTTCATCGCGTAGCAGTAGTGCATGAGCGTGTTGGGCCGCGTGGAGAAGTCTCTGACCTCCCACAGCTCGGGAAGCTTGGCGTTCTCGGCCAGTTCCTTCGAGATGTCGCGCTCGATCCCGAGGCGCAGATCGTGACGGCGCTGGTCTGTCTTGGCGTCGTTCATGTAGGATCGGTAATATTCTTCGACTGTCTCCCTAATCTGCTCAGGTGTCTTGGGGACGCGGCGCCAGATAAGCGCATACCTCTTGTTGGCCTTCACCGTGCCGTTTTTGGGGTACGTCAGCTCTTGGCCGTCAGGCGACACCGCACGATAGCGATAGACCGGGCGTTGCTCCCTGCGCAGGAACGTGTCCTGCTGCTGCTTGCGCAGCTCAGCTGTCTTGCGCAGCGACTTGAGCGCCAGCACGACGCCGTGCCGCACCTTGTCGCGAGAGCCGTTGTTCGCAATCGACTTCGCGGCGACGTATACCTCGGCGAGCGATGTGATCATGGCGACTTCTTGCGAGGTGTGCTCAGCGTTAAGCACGTTGACGTCGGTAGACGCGCGGTGCGGGAACGCTTCGTCATACGCGGCCCCAATGATGGGGCGCACGATGGCTTCAAAGGGCGATGGCATGGTCGTAGTCTCCTGCGATTACGGATTGGAGGATAGCTTCCATCCTTGCGTTGTGCGCGTCGCGCTTGGCGCGGATGGTGGGGGACAGCGCCTTGAGCTTAACCGTCGTACCGCAGCAGCGGCAAGTGCGGGTACGCTCGTAGAAGTCGACGTCCCAGATGTTGCGGGTCGTCTTGTCCGAACCTGAACATGTTGGGCAGTTGATGAGGCGGCGTGTAGTCATTTCAGTGTCTCCTTTGCTTGCTTGATATCAGTATAATTGCATATCAAGTAAACGCTTGCAAGCCCCTCACGCAAAAAAGTGGAAATAAATTTTAGTCCACCAGAACCCATGCAAGCAGCCGCTTGCCAACGCAACATATAGCCGTGTTGTAACATCGCGTTGTAGTGCTGCGGCAGGCGAGATTTACAACGCCGCCTACAGCGTGGAGGGGGTTACCCCTTTAGGGGTACCCCCACGGTGTTGGCGTTGTATCGAGCCGAGGATCGCGTTGCGTTGTAGCTTTTGCCGATGCGCTGGAGACCTGTTTGGAAATCTCGATACATCGCGTTGCGCTTGCGTTGTAGCTCATTTCAATCTATGGTGCGTGTTGCGTGATGTTAAGGAGAACGCGATGAGTAACAAGTATGGGATTATGACTAGCGTGCGTCGTCCAGTTGCGTGGACGGAGGAATTGATCATCTCGCTCGGCGAAGGGTTGTCTTTGGTCCAGCCCAAAGTCGAGCAGGCTGACTTCGTTCAGCGCTGCGTAGACGCGGCACCTGAGCGCTGCCCGAAGCCGGGCGTGAGAGACACGCGTAAGCAAGACATCGTCCGAGCGTTGCGTCGGATGGCATCGAAGGATCGGCTGCCGTTCAAGGTGGTTGGCGACTGGTTTGTGTTCTGAGGGAGACTACGAAATGTTGAGCACGCAAATGAAGAAAGACATCGAGACGCTGATCGAAGTCGTGACGGATGACAGCTCGATCGCGAAGCTGTTGCAGCGCAAGTACAACACCAAGATCTCGGTGCTTGAGGTTCGCAGGCATCGCTTGGCCAAGACGGCGATCGCAGAGCAGAAGCCAGAGACCCCAGAGGAGGTTGCGATCGTCGTCGAGGAGGCTCGAGCACAGTTGCCGGTGCGGGTCGGCTCGTCGCTTGAGGAGGGGAGCAACAGTTTGCTGGCTGCGATGTGCCGCTGGGCGTTCAAGCATGACAAGCTGCTGCCGAACCTGACGCTTCAGCAGCAGCGCGATCGTGCTCGAGCTGATGGCTATTCTGGGCCGATTGAGGGATGGGCTTGAGATTAGTTGCTCGCGGTGCTATCTAGCAGGCTTAGTGGAAGCTTGAGGACGCATCGCGAGCACGCACATGACTGACGAGACAAAACCAAAAGGCCCAGGTGGCCGACCATCTCTTTACCGACCGGAGTATTGCGAACGCGTTCTCGAGTTCGGCAGAGAGGGCATGTCTGTTGTTGAGATGGCTGCCGAAATTGGCGTGTCGCGTAATGCGCTTGAAGAGCGTTGGCCGGAAGCGCACGAAGAGTTTCGTGAAGCCTTCGCACGCGCGAGGGAACTGTCCCAAGCCTGGTGGGAGCGCCAAGGACGGGTCGGCCTGACGGCTGAGCGCTTCAACGCGCAGGTCTACAGCCGCAGCATGGCTGCGCGCTTCCCGAAAGACTGGCGCGAGAGCAAGGAGCAGCGCGTCACTGGCGCTGACGGCGGCGCAGTGCAGATCGAGAACGGCCTCACGCCTGAGCTCATGCAAGAGCTGGCTGATCTGGTAATCAAGACACCCGAAGGCAAGTGACCATTGACGCATCCGTCTTGTCGCGCCTCGACGAAAGGCAGGCACGCTTCCTCGTGTGGCAGAAGCGCTGGGGAAAGACAGCGCGGCCTAATCAAGTCCCTGAAGTGGCGGCCGCGCGCCAAGACAAAGACCCGCAGTTTACCGAGTGCGGCTATCTGGCAGGGCGCGGTTACGGTAAGACGCGCGTCGGAGCAGAGTGGCTGGCACGGAAGGTATTTCTGGATCCATCAGGGTTCGACAGCGCGGTGATCGCGCCGACCTACCAGGACGTGAAGTTCACTTGCTTCGAGAACGGGCTGCTCGACATCATCCCGCCTGAGCTGATCAAAGCATACAACAAGACCGACATGACGATCGAGATGTTCAACTGCACAGGCGGTGTGTCATTGATACGCGGCTTCACGGCTGAGAAGCCTGAGCGCTTACGCGGCCCGCAGCACACACGCATCTGGGCGGACGAGCTTGCGGCGTGGCCGTATGACGACGTGTGGGACATGGCCATGATGGGCCTGCGCCTGGGCGACAAGCCGCAGGTGCTGTGGACCACGACGCCCAAGCCTAAGGACATCATCCGCAAGCTCACCGCGCCCAAGGCCGGCCGGCTGATCGTGGCCGGCTCAACGTACGACAACAAGACGAACCTGCCCGACAGCTTCTTCGACCAGCTTCAGCAGTACGAGGGCACGACGCTCGGCCGGCAGGAGCTGTACGGCGAGCTGATCGATCCCGAAGAGAGCGGCATCGTCAAGCGGTCGCAGTTCCGCCTGTGGCCACACGACAAGCCGCTGCCTACGTTCGACCTTGTCATCCTGTCGCTCGACACGGCGTTCACCGAGAAGACGATGGACAAGCGGTCAGGCGACCCTGACCCGACAGCCTGCACGGTCTGGGGCGTGTTCCACCACGAGAAGCGCAACAACATCATGTTGCTCGACTGCTGGGAGGACCACCTCGGCATGCCCGACCTGATCCGGCGCGTGAAGAAAGAGATGAACATCGCGTACGGCGATGACGGCGACACCGCGCTGATCAAGCCGATGTTCGGCAGCGCGAAGCCGATGACGTCCGGGCGCAAGCCCGACATCCTGCTGATCGAAGACAAGGGCAGCGGCATCAGCCTGCGCCAGATGCTGGAGCGCGAGGGGCTCGAGGCCTACGCCTACAACCCCGGACGGGCTGACAAGCTGACGCGTCTGCACATCGTGTCGCCGATCTTCGCACGCAAGATGGTCTGGCTGCCCGAGAGCGCGTCGCACCCCGGCCGGCCGCGCAACTGGATCGACCCGCTGCTGCACCAACTGTGCTCCTTCACGGGGCCCGGAAGCATTAAGCACGATGACTTTGTAGACAGCTCGACGCAGGCGCTCAGGCTATGCATGGACAAGCGACTGCTTGATGCTGTACAAGCACGCAAAGACGAAACCGCACCGCCGCCCAAACCGGTGGTCAACCCTTACGCCGCATGAAGGACGAGGCCATGGACGAAGACGAGAACATCCTTACTGGCGAGCTGATCGAGCTGCCCGACGACGAGGACGATAGCGTCATCGACACCGAGGACGGCGGCGCGATCGTACGTCTGGACGACGGCGAAGGCGACGCACGCTCCGATGACTTCTATGCCAACTTGGCCGAGACGATGTCCGAGAGCGAGCTGTCCGAGATTGCTCGCACCTATCTCGACGTGGTCGGCAAGGACAAGCAGGCGCGCAAGAAGCGCGACGAGCAGTACGAAGAGGGCCTGCGCCGCACTGGGCTAGGCGACGACGCACCGGGCGGTGCGCAGTTCCAAGGCGCGACCAAGGTTGTGCACCCGATGCTGACCGAGGCCTGCGTCGACTTCTCGGCCCGCGCCATCAAGGAGCTGTTCCCGCCACAGGGTCCGGTCAAGGACTTCATCCCCGGCGAGCCGACAGGCGACAAGGTCAAGAAGGCTAAGCGCAAGACCGACTTCATGAACTGGCAGCTCACGACGCAGTCGCCTGAGTTCCGCGCAGAGCTCGAGCAGCTCTTGACGCAGGTGCCGCTCGGCGGCGCGCAGTACATGAAGGTGACGTGGAACGAGCCGCGCAACCGGCCGGACTTCCTGTTCGTCGCGATCGACGACATGTACCTGCCGTTCGCCGCGACCAACTTCTACTCGGCGCAACGCAAGACGCACGTCCAGTATCTGACGCAGCTCGACTATCAGCGCCGCGTCAAGCAGGGCATGTACCGCGACGTCGATCTGGCGCCGGTCAGCATGGAGCCAGACTTCTCGAAGGCCGAGAAGGCCAACATGAAGATCGAGGGCCGCGACGAGAGCAGCTACAACGAAGACGGTCTGCGCACCGTCTACGAGATCTACGTCATCTCTGACATCGAGGGCGACGAGGCGCTGCCTTACATCGTCACGGTGGACAAGACGACGTCGAAGGTGCTGAGCATCTACCGCAACTGGGACGAGCTGGACGAAGCGAAGGAAGAGCTTCAGTGGTTCGTCGAGTTCCCGTTCGTGCCATGGCGCGGCGCGTACCCAATCGGCCTGCCGCACATGGTCGGCGGTCTGTCTGCTGCCGCAACCGGCGCGCTGCGTGCGCTGCTCGACGCGGCGCACATCAGCAACAGCCAGACGATGCTCAAGCTGAAGGGCGGCTCGAAGGGCGGCCAGAGCCTTGAGATCCAGCCGACGCAGGTCATGGAGATCGAGGGCGGCATGGCTGCGGACGACATCCGCAAGCTGATCATGCCGCTGCCTTACTCGCCGCCTAACCCAGTGCTGTTCAGCCTGCTCGGTTTCTTGGTCGACGCCGGCAAGGGCGTCATCCGCACGACGATGGAAGACATCGCCGACGGTAATCCGAACGCGCCAGTTGGCACGACGCTGGCTAAGCTCGAGCAGGGCATGGTCGTGTTCAGCGCCATCCATGCGCGCATGCACAACAGCATGGCTAAGCTGCTCGCCATCCTGCACCGCCTCAACGCGATGTACCTCAACGACGAGGACATCGAGGACGAGGTCGGCGAGGAGCTGGCGACGCGTCAAGACTTCGAAGGCCCACTCGATGTGGTGCCTGTGTCCGACCCGAACATCTTCAGCGAGGCGCAGCGCTTTGCTCAGATCCAAGCGGTGGCACAGCGATCGGCGGCGCTGCCGCAGCTCTACAACCAGCGCAAGGTCGAGGAGCGCATCCTCGAGACGCTGAAGATCCCG